GCGAACCACGGGCAAAGCGCCAGCAAACGCGCACCGGCTGCCGCCGGTGCGCGAACCGTGGCCAAGGCCACGGGCAACACGGAGCGCGAATCACGCGCCCCGCTCCACGCACCGCGCCACGTTTCACAGCGATGACGCACCAAGGCCCGGGGGCCGGTTTACGCTGGGCAAATTAACCAAAGGGAAAATGCAAATAATTCTCATTCCCCCTCTGTAAATGCGAATAATTCGCATCCTAATTTAGCCAGTTAAGCCGCCAGCAAATCTAAAGCGCGGTTTTTAATCGCTGCACCGGTGCCAAACCATGCCGATTCGAGGCGCGTGTTATCGCTGCGTCCGCGTTCGTGGTCTACCAGCTCGGTCACCGCGTTGAGCATGCCCCAGCGCGTGCCGGTAACGCCTGCGATATCCGAACCGATGGCCGCGCCGTTGAATAATTGCATGATTCGCTTGTATGCCCGTGAATCGGAAATATCGATTTTGCCGGTGTGGTAAGGCTTGAGCAGCTCCGATACAAACGCGTCCGCCTCATCTGCGCCCATGGGCTCGCCCGCCAGCTTGCGTGATTCAACTAAAAAGCGCTCCCAATTATTGGCCACAATGCCCAGCTCCATGCGCACCGCGTCCGCGTCGAATCGTTCACTGTGCAGCACGCGCACGGATGCCGTGTTATCTCCCAGCGCTGCCGTGATGGTGTTATTACATACCACGCGAACCGTGGTGAATTTTGCCACTGTGGCCATGGTTCCATCATATGAGGTGCCAAGCAGTAAATAAGGCTTGACGGTGTCACCCTCGACAATGTCCGCGCCCGCGCCTACTGATGCCAGCGCCCAAACGCGCCGTCCGTAACTTAACGCGCCCGCCGTCTCCATTTGAAACCCGCCAAGCTTCACCAAGTTATCAAAAAACCCCATAACCTCGGCAGGCTGCACTACGTGGTACCCGTCCGAAACAACGGCCAAGGGTGCGCCGGTGTCGCTACGGTGTAAAACTTTGCGCCCCTTAAATGCCTCCGGTTCGCTGGCCGCAGCCGTGCGAAACAGTACGGGGGATTCAAGCACGTCATAAGCTAAACCCGCCTCGCGTGTCCATGTCTCAATTGACGCGTCCGCGCTCAAAGCTTGGCCTAAACCATGCCAAGGGGTTTTGCCCGCGTAAGCCATTGCAGCGGTGCCGTTTGTGGTGTCTATCATATGAGCCATTTGTCTATCCTTTCTGAGTTGAATCGATAACCGCCCGGCTATCGATGGTTTGAATTCTAGTCTATTGTCCGCACCGGTCAATTGAATTATTCCTATCGGTTCGGGGTTTTCAATTAGCCGTATCTATCGAGCAGCCACCCAATAAAAAGCCACAATAAAACCGCGCCGATTAATATCATAAGGCCACCTCGCGCCCAATATCTCCCGCGATATGGTGCCGCAACATCGAGCCCACCGGCAACCCTCGGGCAAAGTCCCGCACCGTTTGCGCATCGTTCGCGTGTCCGGTTTTGCGCGTCCCGTGCCACTGTATCGCTACCGGGCCACTGGCTGCATAACAGCCGCCCGCGTCATCCGTGCCAACTCGCTTTTTACCCGTGCCATGGGCAACAAATACCACGACAAAATCACGTTCACCACGTGCGCACAATGGGGAACCGCCGCCACAATCCGCACATGTAAACGATTCGGCCAGCTCAGCGGGGCAGCGGGCAAATGTCACCCCGTGAATTTTGCGCGGCCAGCTCTCGGCAGTGTCCACCGGTGCAGCGTAAACCGCCGGGCGGCCAAGCTCGACAGTACGCACCGCGTCCGCGATGGTGTCGCAGCTCGCGTTAATTGTCGTTTTACCCGGTGCCGGTATCGGCAGCGCCTCAGCGGCAAAGTGAGAATAAGCCCACGCCATACCCCGGCGCGGTACCGCGTCATATACGGCAGCCAAATAATCCGCGTCGATATGATCCGTGCCGGTTTCGCTTTTGGGGTGCAGCGCACACGTGCGCGGGCACGTGCCATAAGTCTCATGTTCGCCAGCGCGATAAGTAACTGCTATCGGGCCGGTTTTTTTGTTGGCTGATATTGCAACGGTTTTCAACATGACTCTATCCTTTCTTGATTAATGAGCGGCCAGTATAGGCCAGCTCCGGCACGATTCCCAATTGATTTTTTAAATAATCCAGCCGTTCCGATAGCTTGGCTTTATTGATCGGTTCCACAATAAAAACCCCGTCAAAATTATCACGCCCCCACTGTAGCGCCTCGCGTTTTAATTTAAAAATTTTAGAAGGGCCGTCTCGCTGGGCATGCGCCCAATAAACGCAAAGGGTTTTTGTCATATTTTCCCCCTAACGGCAGCCGCGACACTTTGCGCCAAAGTACTTAAATATTCCGGGTTCGATACTTGGCCGTCTTCAAACATGCATGCCTCATCATTAACACACAGGGTCGCGTACTCTTCGATCATGTCAGTATTTACAAAATCGCCAAGCGCCTCATCGATACAGTCAATATCGCCCGCCACAACTAAAACAATAAATGTCTTCATCTTCTATCCTTTCTGTTTGCCGCACTATCGCGACAGCACCTATTTTGCCAAACCGGGGCAAATTGTCCAATTGTTTTTTTCGATCAATCCAGCCTGCCCCATAGATTATCCCTAAGCTCTGCCCAATTCATCCCCCGTGATGGCCACTCCGCCAACGGCGGCAGCCGAAGGCCCTCTTCAGCAAGGGCAACAGCATCACGCCCGTGATAAAGCAAAATCCGCTCAGGCTTGAGCACTGCACCGCCCGCACGCAAAACAAGCACAAAGCAAGGCCTGCCCTTGGCTGCATGCCGGACCAAGAAAGCAATTTGATGTGGCCGCAATTTCACTTTCAAGCCACTTTGCACCACTTTCAATTCCAACGTGACAAAGCAATCTGCCACGCCCACCAGCATATCGGACACGCCAAGGTTCACACGGTTTTCGATTCGCTCAATATCGCAACCCAAAGCCTTGAGCCCATCACGCACACGTGCAGAGAATCGCGCCTCAGGTGTCGTCGCCATGGTCGATTTCAAAAATGTCCGGGGGAGGTTCGGCCACGCCTGAATCAAACTCCGGGTCTTTCTCCCGGTCGGTGCTGTCCAGCACTTGGCCTGTGCTCGCGTCAATCAAGGCAGTCGGGGGCGGGCCACCGTAGAGCCGCTTCAACTCGTCCAGCTTACGCTGCACTTCCTCTTTCGACATTGAGTCAATTGTCCCGTGCCTGATTTCCTTGCGTTCCACGTAAATGGTGCCCAAGGCTTGGCCACGCCGGTATTCAGCCTGCACGGCAGCAGCAAACGCTCCCGCAGCCAAAGCCTTATCCCGAATTTCCTGCAAATCTTTCATGTGGCGTTCGTACGAGGTGTTGTACTTCGATGCCAATTCAGCACGGTAGGCTTGAATTGCGGCCACAACATGGGGATATTCTTTCGGGTTGGTCAACTTCCACGCCATCACCGATGCGGAGCCCTCTTTGTACCCAGCACGCATCGCGGCCTCTTTCAGAGTCACCCTGCCATCGCCTGACACGTATTCCTGCACAAACTTCCATTCCTTGGCATTCAGGACCTTTTGTTGCCTCAGGGGTCGGACTTCCCCCGCCAGCCTCTGCTTGGCCTTATCCGGGACCACTGGGGGCACGTTCCAAACGTCCCGCTTGGTCATGCCGTCCTCCACAAGCGCCAACCGTTGTCCACACGGCGCATGGAGAACGTCCAGCCGGGTCTGTGGACCTTGGCAAAGCGTATGGCTGCCACCCTAGCAGAGGCGGCTTGCTTTTCGTCCTTAAACAGGATGCTATCGCCCGAGTCCATGTCCCTGAACGGGTAGGTCGTACGGTCCTCAGGAATGGGTATATTTGCTTCGATCTGTATCAAGGACTAACTCCCGTAAAAGAAAAAACTAATTAACAACAGAGTATAGATATAGTAACTCTATCTGTCAAGACAAGTCTCATTCAAAAGCCCTCCCTATAGGGGCTGGGAAGGAAGAGTAGTAAAAAAAAAATCACCTCCTCTAAACGTAGGGACACCCCAGTAAATTACGTCTATCCTTACAACGTAATGTACTGTACATCAAAAAGTCATTGATTTAATTGACTTATTACGGCATTACGTCTATTACGTCTATCCCCACAAAAAAAATAAAAAAAACACCTCTTACCCTAAAAACTCCTATAGGGAACCCCAAAATAGCATAACAACCCCTGTTCTATATATCCATTTGCATATATATGAGGGAAAACCCCTATGAAAAACACAACAAAATGTACTTGACACCTAGTGTTTTCCAAACGATACTACGTGTCCCTAACACATGTAATTCAAGAAAGGATAGCAGAGTATGAGTCAAGATCCATTAACCCAGCTACAGATAGCTGATCTTTCCATTAAAGTCCCGGTCCAAGTAACTTACGGCTTGGACAGCGCTGGAGAAGCCCGAGTAAAGAGTGTATCCGTGGTCCACGGTCCGTTATCCTTGGACATTACCGCACTACTTACTGAAGACGACTTCTTTGACATCTTTGAGCAGCTTGACCATTGGTACATATCGTCCACCCCTGATTTTGGAGACCAGCCATGATTGACTACACCCTTATCAACAACCCTTATGACGGCTTGCTGTCTTACAACCATGTTTTCGAGACTGGCGCTGGCAAGTATTTGAAGCAACATGCTTTGGAATGCTGGTTGGAGTTTGAGGCTGCTGACCCTAGCGTTGGCGTGAAGGAGGACTGGACGGTGTTCTATGCTTATTTGGAGGGCGTAGACATTGCGGAACTCTTGTCTGACGATGTCAAGGAAGAGATCATCTTAGGCGCTATGCAGTATTGTGCAGACGAAGCGGCGCAGCCGTGATTCGGCCCGTGAGTCTTATTACTAACCAAAAGGAGAACGAAATGGCGAAGAAAGAAAAACCCCTGAATTATTTCGAGGTCAACACGTGGATGGTCCACGATGCGCGTAACACGATGGATGAGGCGATGGCGATGATTGGCATCATTGCCCGGTCCTCGGACCACGTAACTCAACAGGCGTTGTTTGGCGTGTTGACGGTGTTGGTCAATGCGGAGATGACTTTGAACGAGTATTTGGAGAAGCCTGATGGAATCGAATAAGGACGCAGGCAAGCCCAAGGAACTTTCCCTTGAGGAAATGACGCGGTTGCGCGACGAGACGCAGGCATGTGCTGTGGAGATTGCCAAGACGATGTTTAAGCATTCCAGCTCGCCGAAGGTCTCTGTTTTGGCGGCCATGATGGTAGCGGCGGGCGGTGCGCGGGCCACGGGCGTTGACAAGCATATGGCGCTGGACATGTTTTTGACCTTTTACAACGATGCAACCAATTTCATGATGGAGGAGTGAT